TCTCTCGCCTTGTACCTGAGGTTTCCGGTGTCGAAGTCGGGATCGTTCTTGGTCTCGAGCGGAACGCGGACGAAGTGCTTCAGCCCGTTGGGAACGTCCGTGCAGAGATACCACGCTTTGGGGTCGGTGATCCAGTGATTCACGAACCAGCCCTCGGGGATGGTCCCGTTGGTATAGATCGCGTTGATATCGTTGTCGGCCGTCCCCGGACGGTACTGCGAGCGCAGGAGGCGCGTGGCCGTGAAGACCAGGTTCGCCGGGATCACCAGGCGCCTGGGCTTGGCCGCGATCAGCAGGCCGCGGTCGTCGAGCCACAGCGCGATCTGCGTGGTGGCGTTTTCGATCGAGGTCTCGTTCAGGTCGGCGGATGTGGCCGAGGTGTTCGAGTTGACCGCTCCGCCGAGCACCAGCGGGTGCGAGACCGAGCACAGGGGCACGCCGTCGCCGCCGGGGAAGTTGGTGTCGAAGGCGTTGTTGAGCACCGCCGCCGCCTTGGTCTGCTTGGTGTAGGCCATCGACCGCGCCAGAGCCCTGGTATAGCGCGCGCTGAGCGAATCGTACAGGTTGTCCTCGAAAGCCTCTTCGGTGAGTGAGAAGCCGATCGAGATGGTCTCGTGGGTGTAGCGCGCGGTGTAGGTTTCCTGCGCTTCGTCGTAATGCGTCGCCTGGCCTTCCGGCTTGACCGGGGCGGGCCCGAAGCCGGTGACCTTGGTTTCTTCTTCGAAGGAGCGCTCGGAATTTTCCACCTGGAAAATTGCCTTGTGCTCTTCGGCGTACCGCTTATATTCCAGCCCGAACAAGGCGTTGAGCCCGGGGACCAGTTCTTTGAGGAGTTGTGCTCTAGAGATTGCCATGGTCGTTTGCTCCTATAACCCAGTCCCGATCTGGAAGCGGTGGACGCCGGGGCACCACGTCACCAGAACGTCGGTGAAGGGGTCGCCCGGCTGGGAACTCATGCCCGGGGCCGGAGCCGCCGTGCGCACGAAATCATAGATGCGCAGCGCCGCGGCTGTGGCCCCGACCGAGGAGGCCTGCAGTGCGACGACGCTATTGCCGATGGCGGGTAAGCCGCCGCCGAACGGGCCTACGATGGCCGCGTTCATTCCGATCTTATCCACGGTCACTACGCCGTTGGCCTGGATCTGCATGATCAGCGAGGGCGAGTCGGCGATGCGCACGAAGATGTTTTTGTAGCCGAGGCCGATGGCGCCGGCGGGAAGATACTGCGCGTTGACGAATCCGAATTTCGGGTCCTGATACGAGCACCCCATGAAAACTCCGATGGGGTTGTTCGCTGTCGGCGCGGCCAGATAGGTGGCCACCGGCACGGGCGTGGCCGTGAGGGCGGTGGGCTGGCCGGCGACCAGGCCGATCGGGTCGCCAAAATAAAAGGCGGTTACGTTGGTGGCCGTCAGCGGGTAGTCGTGGGTGCCGCCTGAAAACGGCGTGTCCCCCAGCATCTTGACGATGCGCAACCCATACGGCCCTGCCACTTGGGACATAGGCTCCTTCTACGAAAACGGGCTGGGTCGGGGGCCTTTAGCGGCGCTCGCGGCGCGCGTCCGGGCCGAAGCCGACAGTAGTTTCGTGTTGCCGAAAACCACGCATCAAGCGCGGATCCTGCTCGCGGTCGAGCTGATCGTTCACCGCTTGCATCTGCCGCGCGGTCAGGGCGCGGTAGTGCTCGGCGCGCTGTTGCATCACTTTGACGGGGCAGGCGCACAGCAGCAGGCCTCCGATCTCGACGTTGTCCGGAAAACGCGAGCCTCGTTCGGCGCGGAATTCCAGTTCCGGGTAATCAGCGGCGCGAACCGGTTCCCACCCTTCCTGGAATGAACTGCTGACGTTGCCGGGGTCGGCCTGTCCGAGCGTTGAGACGCGGACCCAGCGGTGTACGATGCCGGGGCGCGGGTGCGGATCGGGCAGGGTTGAGGGGGGCTTCCAGGCGGCCCGCGCTTCATGCTCGCGAGTTTCCTGGTCGCGAGGCGTGCGATTATCGGTGGCGCTCATTGGACGCTCCTTTTCGACTCCATCTCTTCCTTGACTACTTGGGCAGCATAATCTTCCGGCGTCAGCCCCAACCGTTTGGCGATGCGGACCTGGGACTCGGTCAGGCGAACGATCCGTTTGCCGTCCGCCGTGGGTGTGGATGCTGTGCCGTTGCTGCGCGTGGCGCCGGTGACCGCCACCGGCCGGGCGCGGCCTTCGGCTGGCTGCGCCTTGGGAAATTTTTCCGGATACGCCTCTTTCATCTTGCCCTCGATGGTGCGCCAGTAGAGGTCCGGGTTGGAATCCTCGGTGATGCCGTCGAGAGCCAGATGCTGGTGCTGGCGCATGGCGAAATTGGTCATCTCCTGGTCTTTGCCGAACCAGGGGTTCTGCTCAACGAAAGCGCGTGTGCGGGCGGAGGGAGGGGGCGCTGTGGCCGCGGGCGGCGGCGCGGCTTCGGCGGGCGCGGCGCGCTCGCTTCCGTTGCCATTGCCCTCTGCGCCGGCGGGGGCCGCGGCGGGCTCGAGCAGCTGCAGGTGGCGCTGCTCGGCCACGGCCTTGGCGAGGTCCTCGTTGGCCGCCACGATCAGGTCGGCGTCGCCCGCGGCGAGTGCCTGCTTGTATCTGGTCTTGGCGTGTTCGAGCTCGGCCGAGGCGCGCGTCTTGGCCTGCACGATGAGGGCGCTCTCGGAGCGGTTGACGCTCTGTTTGAGCGCTTGATTTTCGCGGTACAGCTGCTCGGCCAGGTTGCCCGCCGTGGCTGCGTCGCGCGACCACTGCTCGGCGCGCCGCCGCTGCTCCTGGTAGGCCGTGCGCAGGCCTTTGACCATGCGCTTGGCCTGGTCGTTGGCGCGGGAGATCTCGTCATCCTCGCCGGCGGTGAGCTTGGATAAATCTTCGTCGGAGACCGCGGGCCGCGTGTTCTCGCGCTCGATCTCGACCGCAATCGCAGACTCGGCCGGCTGCTTGGCCTCTTCAGGCTCAGCCGGCGTCTCGGTATCAAGCGGTTCGTCTGGCATTATCGTTTCTCGAGTTTCAGCCCGTCTTTCATGACGCCGTCCACGGCGTCGTCGGCGATCAGGGCGTATTCAAAGGGATAGCCGTGGCGTGTGAATCGCGTACCCGTATAGGCGCGCATCAAAATCATGTCGCCTACTTCGCACCAGGGACCTTCGGGAAAGCGCGCTTTGTCCTGGTAGGCTTGTGGCCCCATGGCCAGGACGCGCGCGTAGATCGACGCCGACTGATAGAGCGCACGGCTTTCCTGCGGCATCACCAGGCCGGCTTCCATCTTGGCCATGAGGTAGGGGATATAGACCAGCAGCTTGTAGCCGGCGGGCCGGAACCACTCGGTGATCTCTTTCGCGAACCAGTCGAGCTTCTCCTGCGCGGCGAGCTGGCCTTCGGCCGATCCCAGGTTGTTGTCGAGTGTGTCGGTCAACTGCGCGATCGAGATGCGGCGCTCGTCCTCGGTCAGGTTCTCCAGGCCGCTCCAATTCACTCCCTGGATGGCGGTGGACATCAGAATAACCTCTCAGGCGTCGCCACAGATTCGAGCGCAGGCAGTTTTTCTAGGATCAGGAATTTGTTGTGCTTGGTTACTCCGCACTTTCGCCATCCGGCCATCAGGAAGCAGTAGCCGGGATTGGTGCTGCGAATGCGCCGGGGATTGACGTATGTGAACAGCCGCATTCCGGGCCAGCGTTCCCACGCAAAACGCTCGGCTTCCCGGATCAGGTCGCTGGATAGTCCCGCGTTTTCGTTTCTGAAGATGGCGCAGTTCACACCTTCCTGACCATCACCGCTGATGAACTTTCTCCAAACGAATAGCGCTCTTGCGTCTGGGGTCAGGAGAACCATCTTTTCGCCCGGCCCAACAAACAGCGCCGGATCTCTGCCGTCCGCATATGGCCTGTAGCTGTAGTGCCGGTGGAACAGGGACCGCCCGGAAAGGTTGCCGTCTCTCACTTCGATCCACGTGGCGTCCGTCATGGGCAGGAACGGCTGCACGGGTTCCTGAGGAATTTGGACGCAACTCGCGGTCCCCATCAGAAGCCCTCGTCTTCGCTCACTTTTTTGCGAAGATCCGCCAAAGTGGTCATGGCAAATTGTATACCACGAATGCGGCCAATCTGATACTTGTAGGCCGGATAGTCCTCTGGGTCGCCGCGCATCACTGACCCCGTGATCGACTCCATTTCGGCGCTCAGGGCCTTCTCAAGGTCATGCGCGAAGCCTTTATCCACCGAGCTTGACCACGATGGCGGCGCCGCCTTTGGCCATCGGTTTAGCCTGCTTGTCGTGCCCGTAGGCGCGCGTGCGGATTTGCTTGCGCAGATCGTCGAGACGCCGCGCGCCGGCCGATGTCGAGCCGTCGCCGAGCGCCGCCACGGTGGGGGCGTCGATCACGTACTCGCCGTCGGAGAGCAGCACGGGGTGGCCCGACGGCGTCGAGGCCTTGATCTCATCCGACTGCCCCGAGCCCGGTCCCGCGAGCAGCCCGCCGCCGGCGGCTTTCAGGTCGTCGGCGTCGAAGTCGGGCGGCCCGCCCGCGTCATCGGCATCCGGCTCTTCGCCGCCGTCATCCGGCCGCGACGCCATCATCTGCTTGAGCTCGGCCAGCGCCTGGTCGCCGAAGGCTGCGACGAAAGCCTCCAGCGCCGCCTTGGGGTCCGGGTGCCTTCCCTCGAGAGCCAGCATGGCCTCGATCACAATCTGCTTCTGCTGCTGCTGCTCTCCGGACTGATCCTCGTCGCCCCCGGTCAGCAATTCCTCCATTCCCGGCGGGTCTGTGGCCTCGCCGCCGTCGGCATAGGGAAAGCCCGCGGTTGAGCCGGGCATGGCGCGGAAGTCCGGGTTAACGAACTGCGACCCCGCCTTTCTGCCGGCCGCGAGGATCTGGCGCGCCATCTGATCGGGGTTGTAGAGGTTGGGGTGCGCACTCGCATAGAGGCGCGAGATGGGTCCGCCTGAATCCATCTTGCCCGGCCGCAGGTGCGGCATGGTCTTCTTGAGCGAACCCAGGCCGGTCTCGGTGGCGCGCCGGATGTTGCGCAGCCCCGGATCGCGGAACTCGCGCGAAGCGTAGTCGGGCGAAAGCTTGCGCTGGAAGCTGCGAAGCGGATTCGAATATCCGGTCGGCGAGATCTTCATGTGTCCCCCTCGGTGACGACGGTCAGAAAATAAGTCCCCGCCGGCGCGCCCGGAACCTGCTTGAGATAGATCGTGCCGGTGGCCAGCTGCTTGGTGTCGGGGTAGTCGCCGGGATTGGTCCCCACCCGCACCAGGTCGGTCATGATGAAGCGCGCGGCGATGGCTTCGCCTGGCGATTCGCGCTGCACCATGTAGCGGTTGATGGCGTTGGCCAGCTGCGCCACATACGCCTGGTCGTATACCGGGGGAGCCTCTGGAAGAGTTTGGCGTACTACGCGGGCCATTAGCTTACCTTACCTCCGTCCGTCGGGCTGCATGTCGGTGCGCATCACGCCCCACCGCCAGCTGGTCCCCGCCGCGGTCGATTCGATGCGGAACGAGATCTGCCGCTCCCTGACCCGGATGGTCACGAGGCCCGTCTGGGGGGTCACCTGAATGCGCGACAGCACGCGCTTGGGCGAGCCCGGATCGCTCCGCCCGAAGATGGTCAACCCTACGGCCTGCTGGCCCAGAGGGGCCTGGCCGCGGAAGGTGCAGTCCGGGATGACGCGCGAGAGGAACAGGTAGTGCTCGCCGCCGTCGATGTCGATGTCGGCCGAATCGATCCAGGCGGGCAGCGGCTCGCCGTCGGCGTCGTTGCCGTACTCGTGGTAGTAGAGCAGGCTCGAGGCGCGATCGCTCGCCACCGGGTAGGAGGCGCGGCCCATGTTGAGCCAGGCGGTGCGCTCGATCTGTCCCTTGCTCCACACCTGGTCCACGTAGTTGTAAGCCACGTAGCGATCGTTCTCGAGCGACGCGGCCGACGGGTAGAACCAGATGACCTCGCCGAAAGCGTGGTTGTGGCCCGCATAGGTTTTGTAGGCCTGCAGGTAGTTGAAGTCGCCGAACACGTAATCCTTGAGCGCGCACGAGAGTTCCTGGGTCTGGCCGGTGTACACGTAGAAGATGCCGCGGTCCATCCACATGACCGAGTTGCCGGCGTTGATGGCGGCGTTGGGGCCGATGATTGACAAACCCTCGGCGATCGAGTCGAAGCCGAACACATACGGCATGCCGATGTAGCGCATGGACCACAGCCCCAGGTCGGTCCAGATGAGGATCTCCTGGCGGGTGCGCATGGCGCTGATGATGTAGCTGCCGGCCGAGAGCCGCTGGTCGCCCGCCGAGTTGGTGCGCAGCGGGTTCCAGGTGTAGGCGTCCTCTTCGGTCGCCCACCTCACCAGCAGCAGGTCGGGCTTGGTAATGCCCACCTCGGGATGGTCGCAGCCGAAGGCGATCAGATGCCGGTCGTTGGGCGAGACCAGGACCTGCGAGGCGGTGGTGGGAGCTTCGACGGGCGTGAACGTCACGCCGCCGATGGTCACCGCCTGGTTGAGCGGCAGGGCGCGCGAGGAGAGGCCGCTCTCGTGGTGCCAGTAGTAGATCGGCCCGCCGCGGATATTGGCCACCAGGTCTTGGCCGAAGTTGTCGAGATCCCACAACCGCAGTTGATTGACCGAGGGGTTGGCCGGGTCGAGCTCGCTCGAGTCGAAGGGCTCGCCCCATCCGACTGTGGTCCCGATGCCGGGCGCTGTGCCGCCCCATGGCGGAACGCCCCACCCCATGCCGCTGACGGCGTCGGCCTGTCCGGCGGGGATGAGGAATGCGGCCGAGACTGCCGCGCCGCCGCCCGCCACGCCGGCCGTCGTTACCTTCGCCGGCATGGTGATGGTGAAGTGGTCGGCGTCGATCACCGAGGCCACCTGGAACTGCTGGTTGAGCTGCGCGGCGGTGTAGCCGTCGGCTCCCGTGGTTGCGCCGCTGAAGGTCACATAGTCGCCCACCGAAGCGCCGTGCGCGGGAACGTTGACGGTGACCACATAGGAACCCACCGGCCCGGTGACGAAAGGATTGGCGGGCAGCGGTCCGACGGTCGCGCGCAGAGGCGTAATGTCGTAGTAGTTCTCGCTCCACAGGATGTAGAGGTGCGACGAGGTGCCCAGGCCGATGTAGCGGTCGCTTTCTAAATTCGCCCACTGGTGGATGAAGCGGCACACGCCCTGCATGGGCGTCTCGATGATGGCCTGCCAGCCGCCCATCTTCTCCGGGTGGCCGGCGCGGAAGCGCACCTTGTCGCAGTCGAACCAGCCGCCCGACTGCGAGTATTCGGTGGTCTCACGCACGATGCCGGGCTGAAACAGGAGCTTCGTTAGGGACACTGCCGTTTACCCTCGATTCGAATTGGGCGAGCAGCGGCTCGAGCCACGGGCGGTCGGCCGCGGCGAAGCCGTGCTGCCACTCCTTGAAGATCTTTTGAACCCGCTCGATCTCGTCCGGCGTGAATTCGAAGTCGCGCGCCGGGATGCGCCTCGAGAGGTCCCAGGTGGGCTGCTCGGCAGGACCCTGGCCGATGCGCTCCATGCGGTAGTTGATCTGCTTCTTCTCGTCATCGCTCAACTCGATGCGGTCCTGCAGGCGCCACCACACGCGGATCTCATCGACCGAGGCGCGCTGCATGCCGATCAGGACGTGCAGGTTCAGGCGTTGCACATGATCCAGAGACAATTTCATCTTTTTCTCCATAAGCTTTATTGCCATTCCGTCCAGGTCTGTACGACCGCCGAGGCCGGAACCGCGGCCACCGAATAGTAGTGGCCGGGCAGCACGGCGAAGGTCATGGGCTGGACCGCGGCGATCAGGAGAGAGTTGGTCCAGAATCCGGTGGCGACCGTCGTCGGGCTGGTCGTCGCGTCCGAATAGCACGTCGCCGAGGACAGCGTGTTGTTGACCGAGAAGTACACCGAGACCGAGACCCAGAGCACCGATGTGCCGGTGTTGCGGTAGACCGTGCCCAGCGTGCGCGTGGGGTGCGCGACTGTGGTGACGCCGCCGGTGAGCGCTACGCCGTTCACGCGGTACTGACTGCCCGTCGAGATGTTGATATCGCCCGCCACGTCGAGCTGATAAGCCGGGCTGATCTGGTTGATGCCGACCTTTCCGTCCTGCCCGATGCGCATGCGCTCGACCGAGTCGAGCGCACCGTTGGCGGTGGTGTAGAACGAGAGCAGCGCGCCGTGATGGCCCGGGCTCCAGGCCTCCGTCGTATAGCACTGCAGGCCGGTGAGTCCTGTGGTCACCCAGGCTCCGTCGTAGGCGGTGAAGCTAAAGCGGCCGATTTGCGCGCCGCTGCCGACCGAACTGGGCGAAGCCATGGTGCCGTTGGCCGACCGGCAAAGAAGGTGTGCGGGACCGCCGGCGCGGTCATGAAAAATGGCTCCCGGGCCGGCCACATGAAACTGCGCGGCGGCGGCGGGCGTGGTGATGCCCACGGTCACCGCGCCTCCGGGTCCGTTCAGAACCAGCACCCCGCTCGCGGTTCCGCCGGTGATCTGCGCGTCGATCTCGCTATAGGTGTCGCCCGAGGCCGCGCCGAAGCCGATGCGCACCGAGGAGCCTGCAGTGTTCCACGTGAAAGTCTGGGTGGTGACGAGCATCGCGTAGAGCGTGCTGGTGGCCTGTCCGGTGACCTGCAGGTTGGCGTGCAGGTTGGCCTTCGTCACGCCCACGCCGATCTGGCTGGCGTTCGCGAGCACCTTGGTGTTGCCGTCGATATCCTGCTGCCAGGGCGTCTGCGCCGCGGTCACCGAGAAGGGCGTGCCTCCCACCCGGTAGGTTCCGGTGATGTTCAGGTCCCCGGTGATATCGAGTTGGAAAGCGGGAGTGGGTTGGTTGATCCCGACCTTCCCGTCGGTCGCGATGCGCATGCGCTCGTTTTCCGCGCCCGCGGTGTAAGTCAGAAACGCCAGCGCGCCCGAGTCCACAGTGGGGGTGGCGATGGCGTGAATGGCGGCCAGGCGCTTCTCCGCCGCCGGGATGGCGTAGTTGCAAAAGATGAGCTGCGCGGTGAGCCCTGTGGGGGTGATGTTGCCCGCTATCGCCAGACGTCCCGGCGTCGCCGCCGCCGTTCCTCCGGTGAGCGTGATCTGCTCCGCGCCGGTGAAGGGCAGCGTCGCGAGGTTGTTGGCGATCCCCACGCTTCCCAGAGGCGTCACGCGCACGCGCTCGATCGGCGCAGTCTGGCCGAGAGGCGTGGTCGAGAGCACCAGATAGGTTCCGTTGGCCGTCGCCGTCCAGGCCTCCCCCGCCCAGATCTCGAGGCCTCCGCGGGGCGTCGAGAGCGCCGACCCGTTGTAGCCGCGCGCGGCGAATTCGGCGATGAGGTCGCCTGAAGCGAGCGCCGTGGGCGCGGCGTTGGTGCCGTTCATGCGCGCGCCGTCCACGCCGCCTTGTCTCGCAATGCCGACCATGAGCGCGGTCGAGGCGGAGGAGCGCACGTCCAGGATAGCCGCGGGTGTGGCGACGAGTGCGGGGACGCTGCCGATCCCCACGTTGCCGCCGGTCAATTGAAATTGACTGGCCGAGAACCCCATGGGGATCAGGGCCGAGTTGGCGTCGTTGTAAGCGCGAAGCCCGATGGCCGAAAGCGTGGCGTCGTACTGGATCCCCAGGTTCTGGTTTGCCCCGGTGTGAACCTGTACGGGCGTGAGCGCTGTGGTCACCCCCACACCGATCCAGCCGGCGCCAGTGAGGGTGTAGCCGGCGGCGTCGATGTTACTGCGCCAGGGCGACTGCGCCTGCAGGGGAATCGCCGCCCACGAGACCGAACTTGCGCCCGCGGTGAGCACCTGCCCCGAGGTTCCGCGCGCGAGCGCCGACCACGTTGCCCCGTCCCACTGCAGCAAGTCGCCGACGCTCGCTCCCGCGGCGAGCACCGGCGACCAGATGACGTTCGAGGCTCCCGCGGTGAGCACCTGCCCTGTGGCTCCCTTGGGCAGCGTGGTCCAGAAGCCCGGCCCGGGGACCGCCTGCCACACCAATAAGTCGCCGGTGGCGGTGCCTGAGGGCAGTGTGGCCCCGCCGCCCCCGCCGCCGGTCGAGGCGATGGTCACGTCCACCCAGTCGTTGCCGGCGTTGTCGGCGATCGTCAGGGTGACGTTCGCGCCAGCTACGAAGTTCACCGACTGGCGCGTGCCCTTGAGTGTGGTGGTTTGCAGGACGCGGATCTTCTGCACCGAGGAGTTGTCGAGGACCGCGATGGTGCGGTCGGCCGCGAGCGAGCCGCCGCCCGTGAGGCCGTACCCGGTCGAGATCAGGCGCGTCGAGGGCGTGTAGCCCGCGATGGTGCTCGCGCCCGTGATGGTTACGCCCGCGGAGAAGGCGGCGAGCGAGGAGAAGGTCTTCGCTCCGGCGATGGTCTGTGCACCTGTCGAGACGACGCCGCGCGCGGCCGGGCCCGCGTCGGGCACGTTCAGCACGAGTGCGCCGCCGAGCGGGGCGGGCGAGCCGCTCACGTTGAGGTCGCCTCCCGTTGCGCCGAGGCCGAGCCCGATGGTGTTGGGGTTGATGTTCAGCGAGGAGGCGAACATCGGCACCCAGTGCGCGCCGTTCCATCCGAGGAACTGTCCGGTCTGCGCGCCCGCGCTGGTCAGCTGCTGCGCGTTGATCAGCGCCGAGGGCGCGACCGGGAAGGCCACGCGGATCTGCCCCAGCGTGACCGTAGGCAAGTCCGGGACAATCCAGGTCTCCTTATAAAGCGCCCCTTCGTCGAGTTCGTACACCGCGGTGTAGAACATGCCCACTGGCCGCGCATTGATGTTGGCGTAAAGCGTGACGCTGAGCGCCCCGTTCACGATCGGCCACGCCTGCTGCCCGCCGGCCACGGTGGCGCCGTCTAAGTCGAATGGCGGCCAGGAGACCACCACCTGGCCATTGGCCAGCCGGCCGTCGGCGTAAGTGATCGTGTCGGTGATGGTCGTCATGGTGACTTACTTACATCGCGGTCAGCGAGTAATACCACTGCGCCGGCATGGCGGCTCCGCCGGTCAGCGGAACATACAGCCAGTAGTTGTTGCCGTTGTAATAGAACTGGACGATGAGATTGCCGTTGCGGTGGTAGATGCGGATCAGGCCTCCGCCGAAGATGTCCGGCGTTCCGACGGCGGCTTCCATGGCGATCGAGGACCGCAGCGAGCCCGAGGGCTCGGGTCCGATGTGGATGGTGCCTGCCGGGTGCGAGGAATGTACACCGTATAAATCTAAGCGGCCGGTCGGCGCGGACGTGGTCAGGAACGAGGAGTTGGCCATGAAGAGCCGCCCCGAGCCGTCGATCGAGGCGACCACGGCGCCCGTCGAATCCTGCCAGGTCTGCAGGTAGGCCTGCGAGGCCACGCCCTTCACCATGATGCCCGGCTGCGAGGCGCTCGAGGCCAGCACGGCCAGCTTGGCTCCCTGGTCGCCCAGCGCTCCGATGGTCACGTTGCCGTTGGCGCGCCACCAGGACATCACGTTGCCGGTCAGGGTTCCCGCGTCGTTATAAGCCACCAGCGCCAGGTTCGAGCCGACGTTGGTGGGCGACGACTCGGCCAGCACGGGGGTGAGCAGTTTCCAGCGCGCCGTGCCCGAGGTGGCGAAGCACAGCACGCGATTCTGAGTGGCGGGCGCATTGCCGTCAATCCAGATCTCGGGCAGGTAGTTGATGCCGACGTGCAGCGTGTGGGCGGGAGTGACCCCGAGGCCCAGGCCGAGCCCCTGCCCGATGCGCACCCAGGTGTCCTGCGCCAGCTGATTCGAAGCGTTGGCGAAGTACACCAGCGTAGGCGTCGAGCCCACGATGATGTTGCCCACCGACGCGCCCGGCGTGGTCCAGGTGAGCGACGGCCCCGCGGCCACGGTGAGCACCTGTCCGGCCGCCCCTACCGGCAGCACGGCCAGCGGACCCGCCGAACTGCGGTAGTACACGTCGCCGGCCGCTCCCGTCGAGCCGGGCACGTTGATGGTGACGTTGCCCGAGGTAGTCAGCGCGCCGCTGATGGTGGTCGCCCCCTGCATGGTCACGGGCTGCGTGAAGGTCGAGGGCTGCTGCACGGCGAGTGCGCCCTGCACAGTGAGCGCGCCGGCGACCAGCACTGAGCCAAACTGCGGGTTGTAGTTCGCGCCTTTGACCGAGGCTGTGGCCCCCGCGCCGTCGCAGTAGATCATCGCCGAGCACCCGGGCTGCAACAGGAAGCCCGCGCCGGTCCCCTGCTGGAACAGGATGGGGAAGCCGCCCGAGGTGGCGTTCTGCATGAAGTAGATCTTCTGCGCGTTCTGGGGCGTGATGTTGACTGTGGCCTGCGCGGTCAGCCCTCCGGTCCACACGATCACTTTGTTGCGGCCCTGCGAGGCCACACCCTGGCTCGTGTTCAGGTTGTAGCTCGAGGCCGAGAGCGCGATTGCAAGCGAACCGTCGATGCCCTGGTCGAAGTAATCGAAGTCGTTGTTGACCGTCGAGCCCCACACCCCCGCCTGTTCGCCGGTAGCGGGTTTTTCGATCCCGAGGTTCTGCGTATACGTGGAGGGCATATCAGGCCTTTCCGGCCGGCGGCGCGGCCATGGGTGTCCAGCCGGTGCGCGGCTGGCGCGGAGGAGCCGCCAGTTTCCAGTTGAGCGCCACGGGCCGCGGCTCGGCCCACAGCGCCCGCACCTGGACGTGTCCAAGCAGCGCGGACATGGGCGCGAGGCGCACCTTCACGAGAACGCTCTGGGGCGAGGGAGTCATAAGATGCGGATGAGAGCGGTCGAGGCCGCGGCCGGCGGGAAGAGCACGCGGAACTCTCCCTGGTTGCTCGACTGGTCATTCACAAAGTCGAGCACCGCCACAGCCCTCTGCTGCTTTGAAGCGTTGTAGATGAGCGCCCCGCGCGCGGTCAAGGTGGG